TCCGCGCCTGCTGTTCACCCAGGCGTTTGAGTGATTTCTGCTGTCGGTCAAGCGCCTGCCTGGTTTCATCGGCATTCTGCCGCAGCACGCGCTGGGCGGAACTCAGGTTTTTAGTGTTGATACCTGCAGCACTTAATTCATCGCGTTGCCGCTGGGCTGACTGCCGCAGCCCGTCGAAGGTATCTTTTAGCTGGCTGGCCCGGCGTTTTGCCTGCTCCAGCTCCTTCGCCTGTTTTTTCGTGGGATTGCTGGCTGCAGCAAACGCATTCGCCAGTTCAGACACTTTCTGACGCGCAGCTGTAAGATCGTTTTTTGCTCCCTCAAGCTGGGTGCGAACCTTGCGGAATCCGTCGATACGGGTGGCCTGTGAATCAAACGCTTTAAGGCTGGCACGGCTTTGCTGGATTGCGGCTGCCAGCTCCTTAGAGCTGGCCTGCGCAGAACGGAATGGGCGGGTGAGTTTATCCACCGCGTTCAGAATGACCTGCAGGCGCAGGTTGTTATCGCTCATCGCTGGCTCCGCTTCTCTGTATCGCTTTATACCGCCATTCCAGCACTTCGGTCAGCGGCATAACGTCAGTGACAGAGGGCGGCCAGTGAAAAATGGTGGCAATATCTGCCACCAAATCATCTACCGTCAGGCTGTCGGTAAACCGGCAAGTACCGACTTCTTCAACAAAAAAGTGACCACCTCTACCGACAGCGAGGTGAGATCGGCGGGGTCCAGTTCTGCCATTTCCTGTGCGGTCAGCGTCGGAGTGGAGATACGCGGGATCACTGTCATCATAGCCCCCACGTCCATATCCATAATGGCCTGCAGGCGGGTGCCGCGCAGCGCACCGGACTGAGGTTTACGCAGCACAATTTCGGTAATTTGGGTTTTACCGCGCATGATGGGCGTATCCAGTTGTACGGTTTTTTCAGTCAGCTTATTGCTCATGTTCGTTTCCTGTTAATCAGATACTGGCGCGGATCACCGCGCCGTTAAGTTAAATCAGAGGCCAATGGCGTTGCGGTGCGCTTCCATCAGGTCCACGCCGTCAACAATTTCAATCATGTTGACCAGATCAACCTCATAGAGCACCTCACCGTTAATGGTCAGCTTCGCGTAGCTGTTGGTGCTGCTGACTTTGGTGGTGCTGCTCTCGCCTGTTTTCCACTCGCCGGAATCCACTTCTTTGTGACGCCCACGCACAACCAGCTCAACGGCCTGCACTTCGCCGGTATCGTCTCGCTGAATGGAGCCGGTGAAACGCAGCTGGATGCCGTCAACAGTGGCCTTGCCCATCTGCCTGAATAACAGCAATTCGGTGCCGCCAATTGAGAATTCCGTATCCAGTGCACCGTCATCCAGCCCCATATCCACATCCACCGCGCCCGGCATACCGCCGCCGCGATACTTCTCAAACTTGCGAGTGAATTTCGGCAGGGTCAGGGACTCAACGATCCCCTGCCAGTTGTTCCCGTCGTTGAACAGGTTCAGGTGTTTTAACTTGCGTGGTAATGCCATGTATCCCCCTTATGCACTGACACGGCTGGCAAAATCGACCAGGTAGCGATCGGTGATGCGCTGGCGCAGCATCAGATTTTCAAGCGGCGGCACAGGCGTGTAATCGTAGTCGATGGTGAGTTTCCCGGCTTTCAGGGTGTCTTTATCGTTCACTGACTCATCCAGCCAGCAGTCAGCCCCGATGAGGTATCCCTGATTCACCAGACTGCGCATTTTGGCGCGGATACCTTCGATAATGTCGCGGGCCAGTGATGGATTCAGCGGCTTATCAACTGCCCACATATGCGCTTCCGCCATGGTGTCAGCCAGCACCTGCGCCGTGCGGGTGTAGTTTTCAAACTGGAACAGTGGATCGTCACTGAGGCAACGGGAACCCCAGAAGCGGAAGCCATCTTTACGAATCAGAGTGGTGATATCGTTCTGGTTAAGCAGCCCCGCATCCGTTGCCGGGTCCTGCAGATCCCAGGACACATCAGCGGACAGGCCAGTGACACCATTCACACCCACGTTCGAAAGGGTTTTGTGCCAGCCAGTCTGCTGGTCGATTTTGGCGCGCATACCCAGAGCGCGAGCAGTGGCAAAAGCCGCCGCATCCGCCTGTAGCACAGTGTCAAAGTTGATGAAGTCAGGCCAAATCAACATTCCTTCACGCTGGCTGAAATTCTCACGGTAGGTGATAGCCTCAGACACCGTTTTGCAGCCATAGGCGGAAAGGTAGGCAAACCCGCGCAGACTCTGCGCCACGCTAAGCAGTTCAGTGGAAACCGCCTGCGTATCATGGCCCGGCACACCGAGGATGCGTGGCTTAACGCCCAGCTGCGACTGCGCAGACAGCAGCGCTTTGATGCCCGTTTTTTTACCGTCTGCCGTGACGCCGCCGATAATATTGGCGGTGGTTTCTGCTTCGGTTTCACCCTGGGCCACGCGGATAACCACGGTGACAGGCTTAGCCTGATCTGCAATGGCATCCAGCGAGCGGGCCAGCGTGCCGGACTCGCCTGCTTTGCCGCTGGCGGTCAGCACATCCGTCAGAAGAACCGGCTTATTGAGGGGAAATACGGACGCATCAGCATCATCGCCGGTGCAGACCATGCCCACGATGGCGGTGCTCACCGTGGCAATTGTTCGGGTGCCTTCGTCGATTTCGACAACGCGCACGCCGTGGTGGTAATCCTGAGCCATAAGGCATTATCTCCGGTTGACAGGGATGCCTTATGTTCTGGTTGATACGCACACGGCGCACGTGTTTCTGCCTGTACCATCACTGACACAATAACAGGGTTTTCAGCCTGGCTGGCTGGCGGGAAATTTCTTATACAGCGTGGAAATACCCACATCGAAAAGCAGCGCCACGCGCTGACGTGTTTCACCTGCAGCCAGTAGCCGCCCGGCCTGCGCCCATTGTTCCGGCGACAACTTTGGACGGCGCCCGCCGATTCTCCCTTGCGCCCTTGCTGCAGCCAATCCCGCACGGGTTCTTTCCACAATCAGTTCACGTTCCATTTCAGCCAGGGCGCCCATGATGTGGAAAAAAAAGCGCCCCATGGGTGTCGAGGTATCAATGCTATCCGTCAAACTGCGGAAATTAACAGCCCGCTGCCGCAACTCCTCAACGAGAACCACCAGATGCCGCATACTGCGCCCAAGTCGATCAAGCTTCCAGACAACCAGCGTGTCCCCCGGCGACAGGGTTTTAAGCAGCTTTTTTAACCCTGGACGTTCTGACGTTTTACCGCTCATTTTATCTTCAAAAATCAGCTCACATCCTGACCGTTCCAGCGCATCACGCTGCAGCGCCGTGTTTTGCTCATTTGTTGATACACGCACATACCCAACCAGCATTCACTTTCCCTTATGCAAAAGCCCAAATGATGCCAGTCAGACTGTAAAACTGCATTTTCTTAAACCTTGGTCTGCGAGAAGCGGCAAAAAGGGATGTAGGAACCGGGACAAACCAGATCCCCGACATGAGCAAATGGACATCGCTGAAAGCGGATTACGGGTGGCGTTTGACCCCAGACGGTTTTCTGGAGCAGTGGGGGCGCGGTAATTATGGAAATGGTGATGGGGATTTCGTTATCCCGTTCCCGAACCGTTGTGCGTTCGTTTTGATTAGCTCAGATCCTAATGACACGACCTACGCTGAGATTAGTCAGGCATTCCCAGTCAGTAATTCAAAGTTCAGAGTAGGTTGTGCAACCGCTGAAGGTAATAGCGTTAATCCGGCAAATTTGACATGTAACTGGTATGCGAGGGGGTGGTGATAATGACTATTTACTTTTATAGCGCGTCAACGAATCAATTTTTTCCGACAGTGTTACTCGACGCATACTGTGCAAATAACGCTTTGCCTGAGGATGCCAGTCCAGTCGATGACGATATGGCACTGGAGTTTTTAGGTGTACCACCGGAGGGAATGAAGCGAGTTGTGGGTAGCAATGGGCTACCCATGTGGGGAATGGCAAACTAAACGGACAGTTCAGGCCATTTGATATCGGGGGCTTTTGATGTATCTACGCGCATTAACCGCACCCGGTACTTCTTCCATTCAGACAACGCGGCGGTTTCTTCTTCCGTCGCGATCTCTGCATCAACGGCATCCTGCCGCCATGAAATTTCGGTATCAGCGACTGATTTCAGTGTCTGTCGTTTCTGCTCGGCGCGCTCCTGCTGCTCATCTTTTGTTAATTCTGGATACGGCACCAGAACAGGAAAACCATTATCAT